CCCAGGTATGTAGAGATCGCCTTTAAGCTGATGTTTAGGGTCAAGAGCACCTGACCCAGGCACCCTTTCCCAATTTAACCCAGTGTGCTTACGCAGCATATCACGCGCTAAGGTTTCTGTACGTGCACCTTTTTGACGGCTATCTACCACTGGTAGCCTCGTGAACATGTTTAGCTAATTTTGCCCAATCAATGTTACCCTTAGCGTCTATATAAAGCGGTTCAGGTTGTTGGTCAGCTAGTGCATGTTGTTCTAGTTGATCAATAACCTTTTCAACACGTTTACCTCGCCGGCTCATAATTTTTTCGTAATGCTTTTTACTCATCCTATCCCTCAATGCGAGATATGTCAATACATTCAGTATTTTCATCAATATTTACACCAACCCAACCCTTATGAATATTTCTAGATCCTCTTAATACTGCTCCTAAATGTGCATTATTTAAATTATTTTCTCTACTAAAAGCAGATATATTATCAACTATAAATATCTTTCCTTCGGGGGATTTAATGGCATTAAATTTTCTAGGTATAATATTTTTTGTTTTTCGTACTCTTTTTTCGGCAAGAATTTTTAATTGTTTAGTCTCTTCAGGAAATTCTTCATCTAACCATTGATGTACTTCTCGTCTAGATATGTGACGTACTGTACTTTCTGATACTCCTGTATTTTTTGATATAAATTCTATACTATTATTTGTATCTAATAATAGTGTCATTGCATTAATTATTTGATTTCTGGTATATATAGAAGATGGATGAGCAAGTCCTCTACCCGATATACCAGCAGAAACTATATTATATCCGATTTGTATAGCATCGAATATATCTATATAAAATTTTTCCAGGCTATATAGTTGATTTGATTTAGCGCCATTAAATAATACTAAATAACTAAAATATTTAGTATTATTGTAAGCATTTTGTAATTTAGTATTATAGTGCTTATTATTTTTAAGCATAGATTTATGTTGAGCAACCCGTTCTAATATATTTCCTTGTCCTATATAGTACTTATTTGGCTCGTTTAAATAAATAGCATATATACCTGTGTTAATCATGTATCTATCCTAGAAATATTGGTTCTTTTAACTATGCTTAATCTTTCGATTAGTGGATGTGTAAAGGAGTGAGATACTAATACTGTATTTAGGTGCTCTTCACGTAGTAGCACCTCTACCAATTTCTCTTTACCGTCTACATCTAGTGCTTCTACTGTTTCGTCTAAGATTAGTAGATTAATACGGCTACTACTTAGTGTTTGCATTAGCTTGCGAATTGCTAACAGTGTAGCTACATTTACTCTAGCTTTTTCACCACCACTAAGCGCATTAATATCAATGTCACGACCATTATCAGTAATTACAACATTTAGCTTATCGCTGCTATTTACCTTAAAACCAATTTGAAACCTACCATCACTAAGGTCTACTAGATAACGATTGGTAATATCTTCTAAGTCTTTTACTAAGCACTCGATCTTATAGGCAACAAGTCCAGTTGTTGAGAACGTTTTGGTGAGTACTTGTAGTATACTCATACGCTCATTCATTATGCTCAGCTGAAAGCTGTGTTCTTCAAGTTCAACATTCATCTCTTGCAGCTGCTGCTTAATAGTCTCTACGCGGCTGTTGTGTTGCTGCGCCCGACTATTGTGTTCTTCTGCAAGTTTAATGCGCTGTTGAGTTTCTTGTAAAGTTCTAGCCAGGTTGTTATATTGATCTTGTAGTTCATTTTTATCTAGGATGTTTTGTGGTAGTGACTTGTCTACTAATAGCATTAATTTTTCAATTTCTTGCTCTACTCGCGCCGCTTCTTTGTGTTGCTTGTCTTGTGCTTCTAGTTCACTAGCTATGACTAGATTTGCCACTGCTTCAGCTCTAGCACTTTCAATCTCAGCAGTTTTTACTGTTACTAATTCACCAACTTTGTGTTCATCAATGCTGCTAAAGCAAGTAGGACATATTCCATGCAAGCTGTTTAGGCGTTTGATAAAAGCTTCGCCATCACGCACTGTTTTCATACACTCAGTTTGCTGTTGCTGCGCCTGCTTAAGTTTAGCTTGATCAATAGGTTTTGCACCACTTACTAGTTCAATACTGTCTAATTGTTTTATATATGTATTGTTTTGATTAATCTTGCGATTAGTTTTGTCTATGTTAGCTATTTCTAGCTCAAGTTGTGCTACTTGTTTGGCCAAGCCATCGTCCAATATTTCTACAGGTTTAATGGTTTTGATTGTTAAATCGCTCTTTTCATACTTGTCTAGCCAACCATTTATAGCAGTAATCTTACCCTGACACTCACTAATTTGCTTGCCAAGATCAATACTATGCTCCTTAAAGACCTCACCAGCCTTAGTATACTTGGTTAAGTTTAAGATTTCAATAAGAAACTTCTTGCGAGCAGTATCAGCACTAGTTAAAAACTCTAGGCTACTAGCATTGCTTTGATATACAATCTGTGCAAAACTCTTATGATCTATGCCTATAATATCTTCTATGATTTTATAGGTTTGCGTAGCTGTGTGTCCGCTAATGTCTATATCATTCTTTAACAGTTTAACAGTTTGCTGTGTGCCACGAGTGCAACGAATAGTATACTCATTGCCGTCACGCTCTAGGTCTAGCTCAATAGTATAGCTTTTTTCCTTGATATATCGGTTTAATATATCCGCTTTTTTAATACCCTTGCTGTTTTTATTAAACAGCACTTCTTCTAGGATAAGTGCTACGCTGCTCTTACCATGCCCATTTTTACCAACTAATTGTGTTAGTGGTGCTTTAACAAAGTTAATAACATTATTAGCACCATAGCTAAAGCAGTTACTCCAGCGTAGTTCTTTGATTGTTATCATTTTTCCAAAACCGCTTTTTATTTAAAAATCCTAGTTGTTCTACTAGTAGTATGGTGTTTTTAGCTTCATCATAGTAGTCAAACCAACGCTCTTGATCGCCACAACTACGTTCAGCAATTATTCTGGCTACATAAATCATGTTGGGATGATACTCATTCATGTTCTATCTTGTCTAAGTTATTTTGCACTTCAAGCACAGCACGCTCAATAGTTGCCTCCGGCAAATTGAGTATATAGTGCAAATATTCACGCACTTCCTCCACTAGTGTCATGTCGCCGTCTAGCATAAGTTGTACATCACTAGTACGTTTGATTACCTTGCGATCAATTAGCTCACTATCCTCCAGCTCACCCAACTCCTGCAAGTCACCCTCAACTTGATAAATTGTATGGTGATACGGTGTTGGCGGTTTAGGGTCATTTACTCCAACAGTTTTTCTTATCAACTGAGGTAATTCTAGCTTAATCCAATTATGTTTCAGCGTATCTGTATCTAGTAAGATTACACCTGTGTCAACAGGTTGACGATGAAAGCTAGTAGTAACAGGACTGCCGGGATAGAGAATATTGCACTGACAATTTTCATAACTGTGTAGGTCTCCGGCTAAGACAATGTCCCAGCCACTAAAAATCTTTAAGTCTACTTCTGGCATTACATGCGGTGGTATTGCACCTCGAACATGCGTGCACAGTACGCTGCCACCTTCAGGCCAAGGACTAGCCTGCTCAAACTCTTTTAGCTTATTGTATGGTACAAATTCAATACCATAGTCGCTGTAAAAGTCATCTACTATAATCACTCGACGATTCATACGATTAGTAGCTTTAGCTAAATTAGTCATAAACGTGGTAGACTTTTTTACTGCTTCATGATTGCCACTATAGATAATTGTATTAATATTACAATGATTGATTAGGTCAAAGTAAATCTCTAACTCCTCCATGCTAGGCAATTTATCAAACACATCACCACCTATAACAAATAAGTCGGCTTTAGTTTGTTGTTCTGCTAGTTGTTGCCACAATAAATTGTATCTATTTCTAGCCCAATCTTGTGGTACATTTTTCTGACCTAGCTTTATGTGTATATCTGCTGTAAATAGTACTTTCATTGTAGTTCCAAATAGAATGGCCCAGTAACCGAAATTACTGGGCCACATGTTAACCTAATTCTTTGATAGCTTCAGCTTGACTTTCATCTAGGTCATCACCATCAGTACTAGCTGTGGTAAGTTTTTCTAGGAGAGCCTTAACTTCATCGGCTGTAGGTCTTGGAAACTTTTCATCAATGTTTTGTGCAGCATCGGCCAGTTTACGATCTTCTTCGCTAAGAGCGCGAGGCTTGCAACGCAATACTTGTAAAGTATACTCAACATTAAATGCAAGTGGGCCAGTTTTAGTGCGTTTAAATACTACATCCCAGCCTGTATCATAATCGGTAGGATCACCTAAATCTTCTGCTGCTGTAAGAATTTGTTCAAACAGTTTCTTTTTAAGATTTAGTGCCTTGACTTTGCCATCTTTAGGGTCGATACAGTTAATTGAATAACTCCAGCTGCATTTCAAATCTGGAAAGTAATCGGGTACATGATCCTTTTCCAGATTGTCAAACTTCTCTTTTTCACGGCTAAAGGCCAAGCACTCAATAGGAATATCCTTGTTGTTAGTACCCTTAGTCCAGTAAATATAGCGTGGTAAAACTCCGCCAATTAATCTAACAGTGTTTTCGCCGTCTTTGTATTCGTAAGTTTCTACTTTGTTTGTAACTGCTTTACCTTTTGTTTGTTTAAAGCTAAGTGCCATTTATTCCTCGTATTTGAAATATAGTTTGTTTTCTGTAATTGTTAATAGCGGATTGTATTTTATTGCGTCAATTTTTAGGTCTGGATAATAACTTAAGTCTAAATATGTGTAACCTAAATCTTTGTATTGCTGATAACTTCTACGTGCCGCTAGTTGTATATACTGCGATTTAAATAGTATATCTGTGTTACGATCAAAGAAAAGCTGTCCAGGACTAGTTAAAAAACTACTACCACCACTAAATCCAAGGTTGAAACCTTTATAATAATCTTCTAGTAATTCAACTAATTTTATTGCATTGCCTTTAGCGGCGTGCTCTAATTTACTAAGGTTAAAACGAAAACTTTTTCTTTGATTCATCATATATTATAACACAACAGACCATCTGCAACAAGTTAAAATTTCTATACCGATATAGTTTCCCAGCCTTTTTTCATATATAGGCCTAGACGATCAGTATTTTGTTTTTTATCTGCCCAACCACTAAATTGAATATCTACTACTATAGGATTTAATTTACCTGGATGTGGTCGCATAATACGGCCAACAATTTGTTCTAGTAGACTATCATTACTCATTGGTACGGCTAGGATAACACAGCTAAGGATGTTGATTGAGATTCCTTCACTGAAGATTTGACGGCTGCCAGCAATGCACATTTTTGCTTTGCTGAGGATTTGTTCTTTTGCATACTGGCGTTCCTCAAAGCTGGTGTCGCCAGTAACCAACAAACACGTTTCTCCAACATACTCTTTTACTTTCTCTAAAAATTCTACACGGTCTGCTACTACTAGTACACTGTGTCCTTTAGCAATATGAAAAGTAGCAAGTGCACTAATAAATTTTCTATAGTAATCGCTTTGTGTTAATTCATTGATTTTTTCTACCCAAGGTACATTTGGTTTTAGGGTGATATTACTTTTTACTAAGTGTACTATTGGATTAATAGTATTAGCTTGTTCTGGTTTAAATACTGTTGTGCCAAAATAATCTTGAAATAGTACATGCTTTCCGTCTTTACGTTGCATTGTACCACTAAGGGCCAATCTATATCTAGCATGAAAAGTATCAATAGTTTGACTAAATGTTGTAGCAGGACAATGATGCGCTTCATCTAAGATTATTGTACCAAATTCCTTGTTAATCTTATCTAAGTTTTTAACTATGCTTTGTACATTACCTACTACAATAAAGTGATCTTCTACGTCAAAACTACCACTGCCTATAATACCTGGTGATATGCCAAACAGTGCTTCAATTTCTTCGCGCCATTGATCACGCAGTGCTGTAGTATGAGTTA